GGAAGTGCAGTAGAGAGCGTTCCGAACAAAAGTCCCGCACCTTCAGCAAGGACATTCCCAAACACACGATAGAACGACCTGAATCCTTTATACACATTAACATACATCTTCTTAAACAACTTACCAGACATGAGATCGTCTTTTGCCTGTGTGAGATTGTTGACAATTGCGCCTAATGACTTATTAAAGTCAGTCATAGACTTTATGGACTTGTCTTTTTCCTTTTTTTCCTTTTTGTCCCCTTCAGTTTTAACTTCGTTTGCCCCTGCTTTTCCTCCTGTCTTTGATTCTCTCTTCTCTTCTGCCGCATTTTCTAACATTTTTTTGTTTGAATCATCAAGATTGTTCAAACTATTTGCTACTTCTTTTAATGTATCATTACCCTCTTTATGTCTTCTCAGAAGGTCGCCAATCTTTTCGCCAGTATCGTTTGAACTTTCGGCAATCTTGCCCAAAACCTTTTCGTTTTCTCCCAACTTTTGAGAGATAGCCTTGAATCCTTCCATAGACTGGTTGGAATTTCCTGCGTTTGAATTGGTTATGTCTTCTGCCATCTATTTTCCTTAACAGGCTTATCCGCTTCTCATTGAAGCCTGTTCTTGATCCATTCTTTCCTTTTGCTCCTTCACATAGTTAATCAATAGACCGATATAAATCTGTCGTTCCCACGGAATCATGTTTTCAATTTCCGTGAGGCTAAAATTGTGATCCTTCAGCATGATAAAATTAGTCTGCAATTGATTCGCCAACGAATCATGCAGCATCATCAAGTAAAAAAATCTTGAACACCTCTTATGCTAAGATTGTTTTCCTCTCCACACTTGGCACAAGCAAATTTAATGTCATGCTTCAAAGATGGCATATTTTGAAAGAAAGTTGCAATCTTTTGGAACATTCCTTGCGAAAGATTTTCTATGAATTCCATCACTTCCTGCTTTGTAAAGTTCTTTGTATTGTATACCTTTTCGCCATCATAGATTGCATCTATGCAGGATGCTATCAACTGCATGGATCTTTCGGCATTCTTGAGGACATTTTCAGAATCTTCTTTGCTTGTAGGAGCAATATCATCATCCGACATGGTTGGATAACGCATAACAACACCCATAGTATCGGACAACTTTATGGTGTTGCTATGTCCTTCAGTCTGAACTACATTAATCTTGGTCAGATCTACTTCTACTTCGTTTGAAGTTTCGCACTTATTGCACTTAAAACTAGGAGTGACTGTTTCTCCGACTGACTTGATGCGGAGTTGAAGCATGATGTACTCAAGATCAAATGGAGGACACTTTTCAACATCCATTTCCCCGAAAGTACAATCCGCAATTACGGCTTTGCTTGCAGTTTGAATTTGGGCGGAATCTTTTGTTTCCATTGCCAAGAGAAGCATTTTCTCTTCCTTGACTAGGAATGGGCGGTACTTGATTTTCTTGCCAGTTGAAGGAAGAATCAATTCATATGTTGGGGTAGCAATAATAGGTATAGCCATTTTAATCTCCTTGGATCATGGTATTTAGATAAGTTGAAAGATCATACAGTTCGCAATCCGCCATTGTCTGCTATTGGGGTTCCTGCGGGATTTCCTGCGGGATTTCCTATGAAATTGCCTCCCCCTCCCTGATTCCCCGAAGGAACCCCCGAGAATGTGTTGCTATTGTTTACGGATGGGGGTGGGCTATAGTTGTTGACCGCACCATTGTCTGCTACTGGAGTACCATCGGTGGGGAAATTGAACAGCCGATCTGTAGCACTCTGTACACGACCTTTTCCTCCAGCGTAAATCTTTTCTGCCATGAGATCTACTGCGGTCTTCTTGACAACTTTACCGTTCATCGCGGTATCTTCTTTTACGCTTGGCTCGGTATTTGTGCTGATTTCGGATAAAGCCTGCAATTCTGCTGCCAATCTATCGTCATAGGTGCTTATATCTACTGCTTCTCTGAATGCAAATGAGACATTTACAAATGATGGTTTTGTATTAGAACCCCATTCTAGTGTTCCGCCATTTGCATTGATTGATCTTGGATAGACTTCCGTAAAGCGAACACCATTTAGTGAGTTTGTTTGATAGAAACTTATGATCTGATCCATCGTTTTTACGGTATTGGGAACGAAGAGCAAGGTGACCTTTGTGTGTTTGGCAAAATCATCATAGAACGAAACATATCTTGAAACAGGATTAACAATACTATCCACCCATTTCTGCATGAACATATACTCTGTCATGTTGGGAGAACAGTAAAATTGAACAGTCAGATCATCGTCAAATGTTGCGGTGTATGGTATTTTTCGCTTCGGTCCACCAATATCTCGGTCAGTCGTAGACAAGTATTTGCTTGGTACATTTACGCTAAAGGCACGAAGCATCAATCTCTTGTCAAATTGAGTTCCCCTGAAATTCAGTTGCTCGTCCAACCAAGGACTTTCAATGTATAAGATAAATCTTTGAGACAGCCCAAATCCATTTGTCCCCGCATTTGACAGAAAATCCGCAAATATAGAGGTTTGGCTGAATTGAGTTGGTCCCACATTGGGCGGAAAGAACGATGAGTAAAAACTTGGGAAGAGAGTCAATGCGTTTTGGAAAAGATTAGCCATTAGATTTTCTTTCTTGATTGCTTCCAGACATTCTCTTTGACTTCTTTCTTGAACCGTTCAAGTGGCAAGAACAACATGAATTTCCAATAGATTGGGGGTATTTCTGTTACCTTGGTTACAACATTCTTGTAGTAGTATCGCTTGATTGTGGGCTTGTAGGCAGACAAGTTTTTTGCTGCCGTGAGGGTCGCATAGGAAACTTTAAAGTATGCATTTGGGTTTTTGTCAAATTCATAATCATTTAGGTACTTGGCAAGAGCATCAAAAAACACTTGACGATTTGAGGGATGAAGATAATGAAAGTTTAGACCTATAAACCCATTATCTGTGTAATTCAATACCAATACCATTGGGAATGTGTCATAGTAAGGCAATTCCATTTGAGTTCTTGGATTGTAACCAAATAGATAAATGCTTCCAGGTTCAAACTTCACAATGGAACTTTCGGTTCCTGATGTCTTGATGATGCTTGCGGGATTGATGAATCCAATGTTCCTCAAATTCCTACGAAGCCATGAGGTCGCTTCGGGGGTAGTGATGTCTATCCCTTCCGCAAACATTTTTCGTAGAACTTGGATAGCGTCCTTTTGACTCACTTTTTCGCTCCGAAGATGTCATCTTCTGTCAAAATTTGAAACTTCCACTTGCGGTCGGCACAGAACTCCCGTGCTGCTTCCCATTTGGCACTATTGACCATCCAATCCCTCACCTCAGTCATCTTACCCCTACTCACACGCGCACCCGCGCCCGAGGGCATGGAGGGTTGTACGGTCTTCTTCTTGGGCTTAATCTCTATTAGGGTGTTCTCTTCTAGACCATCTTTATTCTTGGTCTTGATCCAAAAATCCACAAAGTAGCGGTGTATCTTCTTGTCAAACGGAGAACGATAGGGAATGATTACTTCTTCGGATGACCACTCCGTAATATTCGGATTAGTATCACAGAAGACCATGAACCGCCTTTCCCATAGCGACCGATAGACACAATTCTTCGGATCGCCGCGATACTTGTGCGGATTGGTCGGGGTGTAGAAACCTTTGTAACTGCCTTTAGAAATAGGGGTTCTCCTCAATTTTGTATTTAGCAGATTACGCTAAATAAGATTAGACAGGAGACCCAACTTGGAATCATCCAACTTCATTCAGAGATTATACGGAAACGGCAAAGCCTTTCAGGGGACATCCGATGGTCAAGCAGACCGAGATCTCAATCGCACATCGGCGGTAGAGTATTCTCCTGAAGAAAGATCTTTCTATCGTTATCCCTTTGATTTGGGAGATAGTCCCGAACATCAAAATTTCATGGTGTTTGATATTTTTGTGAATGAAGGCGAAGGCTTGTCATCTGAAAAAAGCAAAAAGCCAGCATTTGCAAGGGCAGCAGGGGCTATTGATGGTGTGATTAAAAAGGTATCAGGAGCGGCAAATCTTGCAACAAGTTTAGTTCCTGATGCATTAGTCACCAGTACTGTTTTGGGGGGCTTGACCGACAAAAAGACTGGAATACTGGGATTCTTTGGACAAGCCTCAAGTACATTGAAAAAAGTCAACTTTTTCACATCAGGCATGGCAACATCGGTCGCCAAACAAGTAATAGGTGCAGGAAAGCAAAATCTTGATACATTCGGAAAAGGCGAAGATAGTTTTGTACAGGAAGCCCTTGGAATTGGCGGAAATCTCAGACGAGCAAACAAGACTATATTTCTTTATATGCCAGGTGGAGTGGCTACCTCATATGGAACACAGTATACGGAAAAGGACTTTACCACTATTGGTCAAATCTCTACCGGAGTTCAAGGCGGCATCAAGAATTTGGTAAGCATGGCAACATCTGGACACTTGGATGCTTCTACTAAAATGGCATCTGATGCCTTAAGTAAGCAAATAGCAATGGGAACTGTAAAAGAACTTGGCGAAAAATTGAATGAAATTGGGGAAAAGGTGGGACTTGAAGGTGGATCTAATCAAGGAAATCTAGCAGAATTGGTTGAGGCCGGTCAACATCGCAAGGCAAAGAATCCATTTGTTTTACAACTGTTTGAAAGTGTAGACAGACGGTCATTTGAGTATGAGTTTGAGTTTGCCCCAAGAAATCAAGATGAAGTGAATGAAATCTATTCCATCATTCGCACATTCAAGCGTCATGCTCTTCCTGCGCGTGCATTGGGTGGACGCTTTCTTGACTTCCCTGCGGAGTTCAGAATAACCTATGTCAATACGGACAAAGAGAACCTATATCTCAATAGAATTACCAGATGTGCATTGACAAGTATTGATGTGAAATACGGAACCAATCCATTCACTACATTCCGACCAGATGATTCGGGTGCAGCACCCACAAAGATGACTTTGAACTTGAAATTCAGCGAAATGGAAATCCTTACACAAGATCGTATTGATCAGGGCTACTAATCCATGCCATACTTCTCATATTTTCCGTCAATGTCATATGTCACCGATCCAACGGATCTCACAAAGGTCATGTTGGTCAAGGATATTACTGTTCGTGCCAAAATCAGCGATTACTTCAAGAATTCTGCGGTAACTTCATTGCCCTATACAATTCAAGATGGAGAAAGACCAGAAATGCTTTCATATAGAATCTACGATAGAGTAGATCTATATTGGACCATTTTGCTGTTCAACGAGATTCACGATCCTACATTTGAATGGCCTCTTTCAACTGCCGAACTTGAAAGTAAACTCCAAAAGAAATACAAGGGATATGCGCTTTATTATCCCGATACAGCAAGAGTTCCCAATACTTTCCAAGATCAGAATATCTTGAATTTTAAGGGAGCATCCACAATTAGTCAAACTTTGGCTGATGGAACGGTTGTTACTGCAAACATAATCAAGTGGGATCCATCTTACAACTGCATTGTTATAGATGGAGATCAGGCTTCTATGTTTGATCCCGATTCGGATTCTCCTCTTTCAATAATTGATGGTCTTGCTTGGCTATATGTTGATGGCGATACATCCAAATTGATTGCATTTACCAAGATGGTTCCCTATGAATATGCGGTTCATCACTTTGAAGATAGCGATGGAAATACCTTGGATCCTCGCCAAGGTCCGCCAAGTGATCTCAACAGCCCATCATCCATACTCAACAGATATGTTAGTGATCCTAACTTCGTTGAAGTCCTTGCCATAAACAATAGAACCCAAGAATACAATATCAACGAAAGCAAACGAAACATTCGTGTTCCCAAGCCCGAATTTATGAATGGAATAGTTACACAATTTAGAGGATTGTTCATCTAATGTCTTCAATTCCAAACTTCAAGATTCTAAATCCAGGTGATGTACTCATTGATTCTATCACCATTACTTCTGCGGCAGGGGCAGAATTGGATGTTCGCTCGCAGTTTATTTCGTTCAACATTTACGAAGATCTATTTGCAAATGGATTGTCTGGATTTGTTGTTCTTATGGATTCTTTGAACCTCATTCGTTATCTGCAAATCACAGGACGAGAAAAGATCAAGATAACATTTGCAACTCCTGGCGAAAACGAGGGAAACATCTTCTTGACCAAGGAGTTCTTGATCTTCAAGGTGTCTGCCGATTCCAAACTTGATGGAGATGGAAAGAAACTTGTTCGCCTTGAATTTGTATCGCAACCCGTATACAACAACGCCAAACTTCGGGTATCCAAGGCATTCAACGATATGCCATACAGCGACATGGTGACTTACATTATGAACGATCTGTTTGATTTGGATGTCAATGCTTGTCCCACTTTGGGAAACAGAAACATTGTCATTCCTAATTGGAATCCAATGTATGCAATCAATTGGTTGGCAAAGAGATCAGCAGCAGAAGAGATGCCAGAAGCCTGCGATTATGTTTTCTTTGAGTCGTTAGATGGCGAATATCAATTTGTTCCACTTTCCATACTCAAGGAACAACCTCCAGTAGTCAAATATCACCACACTCCTACCGCAAGAAATCCCACAACTGGACAGATCTTTATGAAGAAGGAATTTTATAACATTCTTTCTTACATGGTCAGCGACCGTGGCGACAAGATGCGGGAAATTGTTGCGGGTGTATATGGTAATAATGCGGTTGCACTTGATATTGTGGGTAAGCGAATGGATACGGCAATCTATACCTACAACACTCAAAGAGATAGAGTCCCGACAATTTCCAAATATCCTTTGATTTCAAGACTCAAAGACGATTTAAGTGAAAATGTAACGGCATATCAAAAGTTATACCCGAAGCACTCCTTCCGATATGACACGGTAGAAGACAACGATGAATTGCATCAGGTATCAACTCGCCGTCAATCGCAGATGAATCAATTCAGAACAAATACTCTGACAATAACCGTGAATGGCGATTCTCGCAGAAGAGTCGGAGAGATTGTCTCTGTTGACATTCCTAGCGTAGAAGATCCAAAGAATAAGGACGATTGGTATGATCCTTATCTTTCGGGCAATTACATGATTACGGCAATTGTTCACGAAATTGGTCACGGTGACTATACGATGAAGATGGAACTTGCCAAAGACGGTTATGACGAGCAGATTCCAGAGGTTCAGTCCTTTGCTTCTGGTGGAGATTATTAATCATGTTGAACGAGATGCAGGGGAACCCCAACGATTACATGGGCAAAATGGACTTCGTGTGGTGGCACGGAGTCGTAGAAGACAACAACGATCCTTTGAAGATCGGGCGTTGTCGTGTCCGCATTTATGGGTTTCATACCGATGACAAGAATTTAATACCAACTGAATCCCTTCCTTGGGCATCGGTTATGCAGCCGATCACAAGTGCAGCAATCAGCGGCAAGGGACAATCTCCAACAGGAATACTTCCAGGAACATGGGTTGTGGGATTCTTCCGCGATGGTCCTCACGCACAAGATCCAATCATCATGGGTACAGTTGCGGGTATACCTACTGCCGATGAATTCGGTGTGATAAAAGATTCAAATGTAGGTTTCTACGATCCAAGTGGTACATATCCTTTGGATGATTATATTGGAGAACAGGATACAAATCGCCTTGCGCGTGGTGAAAATCTTGAGAATACCATCCTTAAGTCTCGCGCAGATGCGCGTATCCCCAAAATTCCAACTGCATTGACGGGGCATTGGGTAGAACCAAAGTCGGCTTATGGTGCAACTTATCCACATAACCATGTCTATGAAAGCGAATCAGGACATATCTTTGAAGTAGATGATACTCCTACAGCAGAGCGTTTGCATCGTTATCACAAGTCGGGAACTTTTGAAGAAATTCGTCCCGATGGTTCTCGTGTCACCAAGATCAAGGGAAGCGACTATGAACTGACGATTGGTTCAAAGTCAATGATGATCAAGGGCGATGTTCTTTATACAAACGAAGGCAAGGCACAACTGAAAGTCGGCAAAGACTTTCATATTGAAGTAGATGGCGATATGAGAACCTTGGTACATGGCAATGTCATCATGCATACCAAAGGAAGTTTGGTGCATCGCGTTGGTGGTTCTTATACCGTTGCGAGTGATGGCAATATGACTTTTATTGCTCCTCGTATTGATCTAAATCCCGAAGGCATCAATACCTCCAAGGTTAGCGTTGGTGGACTGGATAAAATTGCAAAGCGAAGAGTAGAATTCCCCGATCCGAATAATCCCACACAGACAACCTCACTTGCATCCCTAAAAGATGCTGATGTGGGGGGAGTAGTTGCAGGTAATGCCACATCTCTATCAACTCTACAACAACAATCTGAGGGAACGATTTCTCAAGGAGCATTGGCTTCTGCTCCTGCGGTTCAGAATACAACAGCAGCGGTATCAACAGCAACAACACAGGCATCTGTTGCTACTACAGCAGCAACAACTACCTTGAATGGTGCTGCGGCTCCTGCTGTTCCTGCTGAAGTCGGTGGAACTCAATACTTTACTGGAACTAACATTCAAATTCCAAAGATTCCAATCAGGACAGAACAGATTCTACTTCTTGGTGCAGCAGCAGGAGCAGCCGCCGCAGCCGCTTTCACCAACGAATCAGAAACCAAGCAAAAGACCACCAATACTCCCGTTGCCGCAGTATCCCTACCTCCTATTCCATCAACTTCGCCAGGTCTTCAGTATTCCAATCTTGTCATGGCAGGAGGAACAGGTGCGGCACAAGCAGAGACAGGACTTCCTGGTCTTCCGACCATCAGCCTTTATGCAGTTCCAAACGAAGCGGCTTCTTTGCTTCAGGGATATCCTGGTCAGACAGGAATGGCAAATACAGATCCGACAAGCGATATGCCAACAGTTGATCTTCTTCCTAGCGTTCCTGTTCTTGCCTATCCTGCGGAGTTCGCACAGCCTGTCATTCTGCCTGATGTCTTGGACGGAGGCTCCTTCTGATGGCGACCGAATACCTTTGGCAAGGGAAATATAGAATCCTGTCAGAAGTAGATCCGGCAACCTACTATCCAAATGGCACAGATGTAGGTGTCCCTTCGGGAAACGGCGTAAGTG